TTCTTGCACGTCACACGTGCAGAACTTCAAGCGTTGTGTGAGAGTGATGAACCAGTCATCTCGGGCGAAGGTTCCCCGGTTCTCAGTCTCAACGCAGAAGTAGCGTTAGTGCCACCTCATCACAAGAGTGTGGTGCGCTATCTCCCCGAGGGTACTGTTGACGTGTTTGGTACATTACCAGGCTTCCGACAACGCCCAAAGAGTCGAGTGTGTGCCACCCCACTGCAGGAGCAGATGCTAGAACATTTCGACATCGAAGTTGGACACGATAAACCAGTCATGACAGGCTGGGAACCCGTATACAACAATGTCGTTGAGATGGTCAAACCACACACGGACATCGATCACAAGATCTTGGATCATTGTGTTGAGCAGTTCACCAAAGACATTATTGAAGGTCTGAACGCTGAGCACGGTGACGAGTGGAAGAAAGAACTCATGCGAGTATCTGATCGCGCTGCGGTCAACGGTATTCCAGGCGTGAAATTCATCGACAGGATCAACGTGAACACTTCCATGGGACATCCGTGGCATAAGAGCAAGAAGCAATTTCTGCATGCTACGCCTCGTCCTGATGGTCCCGATGACGTGGACTTCGGTCCGGAAATCTGGGAGGAAGTGCGGCGCATTGAGGGTCTGTATGCAGAGGGCAAGAGGGCCTTCCCTGTATATACAGCACATCTCAAGGATGAACCGACAGCACAAGCCAAGATCGACAAGAAGAAGACCCGAGTCTTCACAGGAGCCCCATTGCCATGGAGTTTGGTAGTCCGTAAGGAACTTATCAGCTTCATTCGTCTGCTACAGAAGAACAAGTTTATTTTTGAGGCAGCACCTGGCACATGTGCTCAATCCGATGAGTGGACGCGTATCTACGAGTTCTTGGTCGCTCATGGAGTAGATCATATCATTGGTGGAGACTACGCAAGTACGACAAACGAATGGTGGCGGTGTTTATCCTCGGTGCCTTCCGGGTGATTTACAAGATCCATCTCGTGGCAGGATATACGTTGGAGGAGGCTGCACATATCATGGCCATTGGTTATGATGTAGCTTTCCCGGTGTGCAACTTCGGTGGGGACATCATGATGTTCCACGGAACCAACCCTTCGGGGTGGCCTGGCACGGTCGTGCTGAACTCACTGGTCAACAGTTTGTACATGCGATATTCGTATTGCGTGCTCAATCCTGAAGCACCCTTGTGTGTCGATTTCAAGCTCAACGTCAACTTGATGACGTATGGAGATGATAACGGCATGGGAGTCAGAGCGCTGATCACGTGGTTCAATCACACTGCGATTCAAAGCGCTCTTGCAACCATTGGTGTTGAGTACACAATGGCGGACAAGACTGCGGAATCGCGGCCATACATATTGATCCAGGAATTTAGTTTCCTCAAGCGCACCTGGCGGATGGAGCCGGAGCTTGGATTGTATGTGTGCCCCTTGGAAGAGGAGTCCATTCACAAGTCGCTGACAGTGTGGTTGCCATCACGTACTATTGACAAGTACGCCCAGATGGTGGCAGTCATTACCAGTGCAAACAACGAGTATTTCTTTTACGGACGTCAAACATTTGAGAAACACCGTTGCTTCTTTCAACAGGTTCTTCAGCAAGAACCTTACTCACATTATGTGGGGGACTCGACCCTTCCTACCTGGGACGATCTCATCGCGAGATTCAGGAGGGCGTCAACGAGTTCGAAGACCCAGGTTGCGGGTGCTGGACATGGCAGTTCGGTTCCCAAAGAATTACAGTCAGGCAACAATTTGAAAACGAAAGAAACAAGTGGTGAGTCAGTCCCCGGAAGAACTGACCCTCTGGTTGCGCATACGAGTGCGTTTCCAGAGAGTAATACATCTCGCTTTCAGTTGCAGTCTGAAGAAGTCTCAGAGACAACGACAGGCAGCAGCGAATCGACCCTTGAGATGGTCAGCCAAACAGTCACATTCATCGACAACGCGGAAGGCGAAGTCGTGATGGCTGGTTCGGAAGTCAACGCTATTGCGAAGGTTGATGGCACCGCAGATCTACAATTGGGTAGTTTTCTCGGGCGTCCCACCTCCATTAGTTCGTTCACCTGGACTACGTCTGACACCATTGGAGTCAAGGCTACGATCAAACCGTGGTACTTGTATCTCAACAACGCGACGATCAAGAAGAAGATCGATAATTTCGCTTTCATGCGCGGGAAGTTGCACATCAAGGTCATGGTAAACGGAACTCCGTTTCAATATGGTCTCATGAGAACATGTTACTACCCGCTGCTGGGCTTGATGTCGAGCAAGATCCGGACAACAACCACGCCAGAGCCGCTTCTCACACCGTACTCACAGCAGCCTGGTTTCTTCATCACACCCGCAGCGAATGCAGGTGGACAAATGGAATTACCGTTCTTTTATCACAAGAATTGGCTTGATATCACATCGGCCACTGACGTGCAGAATTTCGGAACCATCAACTTCGTCACGTACGCACCCTTGGGTGTGGCTGTGACTGGTGGTAGTACCTCTGTCACCGTGCAAGTCTTCGCTTGGATGACGGATGTGGAGCTCATGGGCTCTACCTCTTCATTGTCTCTTCAGTCTGATGAGTACGATGAGGGCGTTGTGTCAAAACCCGCGAGTGCTATTGCCAACGTGGCTAGCTATTTGACAAAGGTCCCCATCATTGGTCCATTCGCTCGGGCCACTCAGATCGGAGCAACAGCGGTAGGCTCTATCGCAAAGATCTTCGGTTTCACCAACGTTCCCGTCATCGAGAACGTTCACGGCTTCCAGCCAATGAACGCGCCGATGCTGGCGTCAGGGCATATCGGCACACCTGTGCAGAAATTGACCCTTGATCCCAAGCAAGAGTTATCTCTCGATCCGACACTCCATGGTCTTCACCCGCAAGACGAGCTCTCCATCCCATACATCAAGGATAAGGAGTCGTATTTTGGGTCAGGAACGTGGTCGACCTCGAACAACGTCGACGATCTGCTGTTCTGTGCGCGCATCACGCCCGCACTCTACCAGCGTTCGAATGTACTCAATTCAGTTTCGGCCACCGTTGGACAACGCGTGTACCATACACCGTGTTCCTACATGGGAGCCATGTTTTACAACTGGCGTGGATCAATGGTGATTCGCATCAAGGTGGTCGCGACGAAGTTTCACAAAGGTCGATTGAAGATCTCATACGACCCACGTGCGGACATTACTTCAGTGAACCCAGATGTGAACACCGTGTACACACACATTGTGGACATTGGTGAAGAGGATGATATCGAGATTGAGATCCCGTACCATCAAGACACCCCGTGGTTGCTCGTTGACAAAGCTCTGGGCGACAATTGGAATACCACCGGCGGCTTGCCGAACCGAGTGGGAACCGACAACGGTGTGCTCACGGTGCGTGTACTCACAACTCTCACTGCTCCCGCAACTGGCTCCGTCAAGGTGCTAGCATTCACGCGAGGCGGTGATGATTTCGAGTTTGCGAATCCATCGGACCACATTGGCAATGAGACCAACAATAGGATTCCTTCGTTGTTCGCGTTGCAAGCAGAGGACATCACTTCGGTCATGCCAACCCGGTATACTCTAGGTCAGAAGAGTGTGCCACACCCAGAGCGATACGCGCAGAACTTCGGTGAAGCAATCAACTCATTGAGATGTTTGTTGCATCGTCATGTCACGCACGATACGGTCTGGCTCAATTCGGTGACAGCTGACAACGCAACAGTGGTTGGCAAGACATACCGAATCATGCCGTACACCCCAGGGTTTGATCCAGCGGGTAGTACCATCAGTTCAGCGAACAAGGTGGTAGCGGCAACTGGCAACGCGCCTTACGCTTTCAATACCATGATCCATATGCCATACGTGGCGGGCATGTTTTTGGGCTATCGCGGTGGTGCGAATTTCGTCATCACCCCAGGGTACGATGCTTACGGAGCAGTCATTTCAGACGTCAGAGTGACGCGCTGGACTCAGGCAGCCACAAACGCCGCGTTTCGGTTCGTGAATGTCTTCTCGACGCTTGCTGCATCAGCTACACAATCCGCGAGGATGAACTTTGTTGGTAGAGGTGCTTACCTCGCCGACGGGACAGCTGGTATGGCCATCACGAACACGAATACAAACGGCACCGTCTCGGTACAGTTACCTGACTTCAAGTTGGCTAACTTTTCCCTAGCGGACCCCGCGAACTATGTTGCTGGATCAGGCGAAGATGGAACAGACCGCCAGGCTGCCTTTTTGACAATGAATGTCAAGGCGCCGGCTGGTGTGAATACATCGTACTTGACTATCCAGACTCAAGTTGCAGCGGCTCCGGACTTTACATGCCTCTTTTGGCTGTGCTGTCCAACATTGGACTACCTAACCGGTAATCCGACCCCAATCTAACTTTCCACGTCTTGGTCACTGACCTGCGAGTGTAAATCGTGTAGGCATTCCAGCCGTAAATCCGTACATCGCTCGTATTGACAAGGGGAGAAGAAAGGGAATTTTTTCAGAGA